GAAGTACAGGTGAAGGGCAATGGAATCCTCAAACAGGTATGTATAACGCACCTGAAGCAGATGTTATGTTTAAGTGGAGTAATCAAGATGGATTTGGTGTAGATTGGAAAAATATGGGAGCTGGATTGCAAAAAGCTGCAGACTGGGGTAAAGGAGTATGGAACAGATCAAGCGGTTGGGGTAAAGCAGGGTTAATAGCTGGTGGTATAGGTCTCCCACTAGCCGGAATAGCTGGAGGACTTAATCCTGGAGATTGGTTTAAAAAAGGTGGAGTAAGACAATATGAAAATGGAGGTAATAAAGATACTCCAATAGACTATACTAGAGCTGGGTTTATGGGTACACCTATATTCAAGAGTTCTTACAGTAAAAATCGTTTAAGAAGAAGTAGAAATAGAAAAAATAGAGGAAGATGGTGGAGAAATACAGGTAGAAAAACATTAAAAATTATAGACGCTATTCTTCCTGGTGGCAATGAAAGTATTTGGGCAGGAAATAAAAAAATAGGATGTGGCCCACGAGGATGTAAATAATAATAATTGATAAGTGCTATATAATAAAGAAAAATTAGAAAATAAAGAAACTATAAAAAATATCAATATAATTAGTAAATTTGTAACTTAAAACAATAATATATATGGACTCAAATGAAAAAATACAATTAGATGACATCACATTTGATGATGTTATTTCAGGGGAAGGAGTCGAAACAACCCCAATCGAAGAGATTAAAGATTCTAAAGAAAAACCCTCAGATGAACTTGAAAAAGATATTGAGGATAAAGAAGAAGAGATAAAAGAAAAAGAAGAAAAGGAAGACAAAGAAGAGGAAGAAGAAAAACCTGAAGATACAAAAGATGCTGAAGAAGATTTTGAAGAAGTTGAAGAAGATTCTGAAACAGAAAGAGAAGACAAAAGTGTTGTACATGAAGTTTTAGAGAAACTTGGATTTGAAGCAGAAGATAATGCTTATGCAGATACACCAGAAGGATTAGCTGATTTAACTGAAGATGTAGCAACTCAATTAGCAGAAGAGAAAATAGATGAAGTATTAGAGAAGTTTCCATTAGTACAACAACATTTACAATATGTATTAAATGGAGGAGAGTCTCAAAACTTTATGCAAGCATATGATCCTACTTTAGATTATGATAAAATAAGTTTAGGAGAAGAAGATGTAAGAAGTCAGAAATCAATTTTAGGAGATTATTTTACAGTAAAAGGACATGATCAAGAATTCATAAAAGAATTATTAGAAGATTATGAAGACACTGGAAAATTATTTAAAAAAGCTGAAGCAGCAAAAGGAGCATTAGCAAAAGTTCAAACACAGCAAAGAGAAACTATGTTGAAGACACAACAAGAAAGGGTTGCAAAACAACAAGAAGAAATAAAAAATTACTGGGAAGGTGTGGCAGATACCTTAGAAACCTCTGAAAGTTTTGCAGGATTATCTATTCCAGTGAGAGAAAAGAATAAATTTTATTCTTATCTTTCTTCTCCTATTAATCAGGAGGGCCACACACAACGTGATTTAGATCATAGTAAAGCGCCTATGGAAACTAAATTAGCTATAGATTATTTAATGTATAAAGGTTTTAATCTAGAGCAAATTATAAATACTAAAGCAAAAACTAAAGCGACTAAATCCCTGAGAGATAAGATCTCTAGAAATGAAGAGAAAGTTAAAAGTTCTCGTGTCAAATCTAGAAAAAGAAGAGAGAATGTAGATTTTGATGATCTTGATCTTAGTACTTTATAGACAATTTCTATGAATTGTATTAACTTTTAAAATAAATAAAAATGAGCGGAACAAACATTAGCGTGCAGAAAAATTATTATAATGATGCACAAATGACAGACATGAACAGTTTGTCAAACGCGCTATTGGCTCGTCCAACAGAATTATCCCCGATAATTACTCACTTGGCAGGAAAAGACGATAAAAGATTTCCACTATCTTTCTTAACGGAAGGTGTAGGTAATGTTAAGTCTATTGACAGATTAGAGTATGAATATCGTGTGAAAACTCATACGTTGAAGACGCGTCCAATATCGGTAGCAAACGCAGGGGGATCACTTGGTGTAGGAGGAACAACATTTAGGTTGTCATTTCCTGATAAACACTTTGTATTTCCATATGTATTAATTAATTCAGCTGGAGAGCAAGTAAGAATTATGGGGGAGCCTACGAAAAGTGTAGGCAACTGGGATTATACTGTACAGTTGGTTAATCCAGATTTAACAGCAACTTTAACAACAGGATTTGCTTTAGGAGACCTTTGGGCTCAACTATATGCGCCTGTAGGAGTAGACTTCTCTAGAGGTAATGCTTCTAACTGGGAAACTCCTGGTAAAGTTCGTAATAAACTTACAACAATAAGAAAGTCTTACCATATGTCAGGTAATGCTAAAGATTTTGTAGCTGAATTTACTTTACCTACTAAAGGTGGTAAAACTACAAAACTTTGGATGGACTATGAAGAATATACACACATGCTTAACTTTAAGGAAGAGTGTGAAATGTATTACTGGTACGGACAAAAAACTTATGATGCTGCAGGTCAAACTTTTATGAATGATGAGAATGGTCAGCCAGTAATGATTGGTCCTGGTCTTCTTGAGCAAATTATTAATAAAGATACTTATTCTACTTTAACAGAAACTAAGATCAAAAATATTATTGGTAATTTATTTTATGGAATGACTGACGCATCTAAAAAACAAGTAACTCTTTATACTGGTACTGGTGGAGCTAGAGAATTTGATGAAGCATTAAAATCTCATTTTAGCGCTGCTGCTAATTCCTGGAAAGTAGGTGGAACAGATCGTTTCATTACTGGATCAGGTAGAAGTTTAGGTTTAAGTGGTTACTTTACGTCTTACGAGCACGTAGATGGACACGTAGTTAATGTGGTTAAATTACCATTATTCGACCACGGTCCAGTAGCACAAGCTCGTGACAAACACCCTGTTACAGGTTACTCAATGGAATCTTATAGAATGGTATTTGTTGACCAATCAAATTATGATGGGCAAGCAAATTTACAAATGATCTCTAAGAAAGGTCGTGAGTCTATGAGATGGTGTGTAGCTGGTTCAGTAGTACCTAGAGGATTTGATTCAACTTCTTCTAGAGCATCTGATGTAGACGGTGCAAGCGTTCACATGTTAAAGACAGCGGGTATCGCGCTAAGACGATTTGATACTTCGTTAGATATTACATGTATCGCTGGTGTATAATGAAGCATTAATTTGCGTTTTATATATATTGGTTTTTTGATTGAGGATGTGGGGGTTTAATCCCCCATATCTTTAATTACTAAAAAATATTGGGGGAGTTATTCTTTACAACCATTAATTAAAACTATAAAAGAACTAAATTATGAATAAAACAGTGTTTTTAAGGCGAAAAGAGATTATGAATCATTTGCCTAAAGAAGTAAGAGCGGAAGCTGTTACTAGATTAAGTAGTGTCTATGTAAATAGACAACCATTAAAAGCTTTTAATCGTAAAGACGAAAAAAAGTATTTAGATGGTATTTTGGATGTAAGTTCAGAGCATCCAGATTGGCCAAGATATTCGAAAGATTTTTGGGCTAATTTAACAATTCCAGTAGGGTTTACTGGAGTAGAATTAGATATTAGTGTAGATGAAGATGGTAATCCATTAAAAATTATGGATTTTATTAAGTATAATTTTGCATTAAAACATCCGCATGTAGGCTTAACAAAAGAAGAGATGGAGAAAAATGTTCAAAAGAGATTTTATATCCATGATACTTCTAGAGATGTAAAAGTTAAGAATATTGAGATACAACGAAAGAAAGATGCAGATAAAGAGTTTATTAAAATTTCATCAGATACAAAATCAATGAAACGTGTTCTTAGAATCTTATCTAATTCAAACCCAGATAGAATGACAGATGAACAAATTGAGAATGCTTTATATGAGTTAAAAAATAATAATTCTTCAAAATTTGTTAAAATTGCTAAAGATAAAAATTTAGCACTTAAATCTGAAATTGAAGAGATGGTATCAGCTGGAGTGTTAAGAAAAATTGGTAACCAGATAATTTTTATTGATGAAGTTATTGGAGATACTACAGAAGATGCAGTAGTATATTTAAAAGATAAAAAGAACTCAGGACAATTAACAATAATGAGAGCAAAATTAAAAGAATTAGCTTTGTAATATGAATGTAACACAAATGCATTTAGCGGTACAGCAAGGAGTGGATAAAATTAATTCACTCCAAGCTGATCTGCTTCTTCCAGAAGAAATAGATTTAGAATTAAATAAAGCTCAATCTAAATTTATTAATCTTAAATATGGGATAAGTAATAAATATCAATTAGGATTTGAAGGAAATCAAAAACGTGTCGATGATCTAAGAGTTCTTGTTTCAGAATTTGAAGATATAACAACATATAAGGAACAGTTATTAACTTCTCCTATTATACATGTAGATAGTTTTAGTTTACCTTCAGATTATATGTATTTAATTAATCAACTTTCTCGTGTTTATATAGATGAATGTAACCCTTTGTCTTGGAGTATTACTTATCCTCAAGATTATTATTATTTTAGAGTAAGTATGGATGGATTTTTAACTAATGAAAAAACAGAGATAATACAAGAATTAGTTATATATGATGATCCACAAAATATCACAGCTCCAACAACATATAGTTTATGGACTAATAGTAATGGATATATATACCCTACAGGAGTTACAGACGCACAAACAGAGGTTTTAGCTTCAGGAACTGCAGGAGCAATTATGAATTGGGAATCAGCAGGACAACTAAGTTATCCTAATGAAATAATAATAATAATTGATCCAACACTTTACCCAACATTAGTTGCTGCTTTATCAACTGCAGCAATAATTGGATTAAATGCTAATGGTGATCATATATCTACATCTCCTTTATTAAAAACTAATTTAGCTTACTCAGAAAAGAGAGTGCCAACTACGTCTTCAACATTAGATTTACAAACAGCTGCATCAAAGTTTGTGCAACAAGATGATATATTCAGCATGTTACAAGACCCTTTTAATACAACAAAATACACTTCTCCGCTTTATACTATAAGGCAAGATCAGATAGATATATACACTAATGATATATTTATAATAGATAGTGTAAAATTAACATATTTGAGATACCCTTTAGAAATTTCACTATCTTTGGGGATTAGTTGTGAACTGCCCGACCATATGCATAGAGAGCTTGTGGACATGACAGTGAGTAGTATTTTAGAGACAATTGCAGACTCAAGATACACTACTCATGAAAGTGAGGCAATGAAAAATGAATAAATAATTTAAAATTTAGAAAAAATGTCAAGAAAACTTATAGTAGGAGCTGATGTAGCAGTAACTGGTGCAACAGCGCTTGAAGTTTACAAAAAAGATGTTAACGGTGAGCCAGTATTTTTAACTGCCGGTGACACATTATTAACAGCTCCAGAAATACAATTCTGTAGAAGTGGATCAGGAGAATTTTCCCCTTGGATTCAAGGTGAAGATTTAATTCGCTGGTCAGGTGAATCAGGAGT